CAAAGGGGGGGGGGGGGCAGGAAGGGGGGGGGCCTCCCGGGGGGGTGGCGCGTTTAGCAGTAGCCCAGCCAGACGCCGTTGACGGCGGTGACGGTAATGTCCGTGGTCGCGCCGGCCAGATAGTAGGCGGTGAAGGGCATCGTGACCCGAATCAGGTCGCCCAGCTTGAGCGGGATGCTGGGCTTGCCCCAGACCACGTTGGGCAGGTCAAACTTGCAGCTATCGCTGGCGCTCTGGGACAGGGTAAACGCCAGGTCGCGGGGGGTGGCGGCGAGCGCATCGTTGTAGTCGGTCATGTTCTGCAGCAGATATGCCAGCGTGCCCGTGATGAGCCGCTGCCCGGTGTAGATCATGGTCGGCGTGTTCACCCCGCCGAAGGTGTACTCGCCGGTGCCCTTATTGTCGATGGTCAGGGTGGCGCTCTTGGGCGTCACGTCCGCCGCGCCGGCCTTGGAGACGCTCATGTTAGCGAGCGCGTAGGGGGTCTCGCTGGTATAGGCCGCCGTGGTCGGGGTGACCTGCGCTTCCTTCTGGCCCATGATGCTGTAGGTGGCCTCGGCCTCCTTGGTCGTAGACAGCTTCAACTCGGCCTTGCTGACCATGCAGCCGGCCCACTGGAGGCTGGTCAAGCCGCCCAGATTCTTCTCGATGGTGAGTGTCGGCAGTCCGGTTTCTTTCGGGGTCATGGTGTGGGTAAAGGGGGCCACGACCACCGCCGCGGCGTCGGCGGTAGCGAAGGCGCTGGCGAGCGTCTCGCCGGTAGCGAAGGTCACGACGAGCGCGGCGATGCTGAGAATCTTGTGGACCTCGGTCTGCGCCGGCGTGGTCGCGCTGGTGAGCTGTATAAAGCCCCCCACTGTAAAGCCGGTCACTGCGGTCAGGGCGACGCTGTTGGCGCCGACGGCCGAGTTGGCGGTCAGGGTCGTGGCGTTGCTCGGCGTGCTGCCGGCGACGTGGTCGATGCCGAGCGCAGCAGCCAACGCACGCAGTCCGATCGACGGACCGAACGGCACGACGATGTTGCCGTCCAGCTTGCCTTCGCCCTGGATGTAGGTCACGTTGCTGGCGCGCGTGCCGCGCATGGCCGCGACCGGCTTGGTACCGGGGTCGCGCATCAGCGTCTCCGACACCAGTTCGAAGTAGTCGGTAGACGGCACCGCGGTACCGGCGATGGCCTCTTTGGCCAGCGCAACGAAGCCGTAGTTGCTCAGAAATTGCAGGGGGTTCGACACGGAGGGTGCGTCCTTTCAGGGGAGCGGGTGGGCGCCTACAGGGCGGTGACGAAGGAGCCGTTGGCGGCCGGCTCGGCAGCCGGGGCCTGGTCAGGCTCGGCCGCGGCCGGCTCGACCAGCCGGAAGGAGCTATTGCGCAGCAGTAGGTCGGCCTCGCCGGCCGTTACCTCGCGCTGCTCGCCGCTCGCAAAGAGTGGCATGCCGGTAGGCGCTGCCGGGAGTTGACCGAGATACACGAGCAATGGCATGGGGTGTGGCCTTTCTAAACTGCCTGCCAGAGGTCGTCCACTTTGATCGTGAGCGAACCCTGGATAACGGGGAAGCCGAGGAGTTGGTCTTTGATCACGCCGTCGATACGCACGTCGATCTCGTCCCCGGCGATGTTGCAATTGGCGGTACCGGCGACCAGCAGTTGCGGGTTGGCGTCGAGGTTGGCGACCATCTGGGTCAGTGCGGCCCGGGCGTCGGCCTTGATTTGCTCGACGGTGCGGCCGCCGGGTCCGGACTCCCAGCGGTCGAGATAGAGGGCCACGACGGTCATGCAAGACGCCTTGGCCCGGATGGCGGTGCGCTTGCGCTTCTCCAACGGGATTTCCAGCAGGAGCACCGGCCAGGTCGCCGTGTTGGCATCCGGCCCGGCTTCGATGAAGACGCTGGCGCTGGCTACCGGCGTGCCCACCGGCAGGATGGTTTTGAGGGCGGTCAGGATAGCGGCAGCGCTCATACCATGAACCCCTGTGCCGCGGCTGCGACGAGCGCGCGGACTTCCGGCCTGGCCTGACGCCAGACGCGCTGCGGGTAGTCGTTGGGCTGCTGGCCCTTGTGGACCGTCCGCATGGTGACGATCTGCTGCCCGTTCACCTCGAAGGCTTGCAGGCCATAGACGGTCCAGCCGCTATGCGCGGTGGGCTTGTGATAGATGCCGGTACCGTAGACCACGAACGCCGCATAGGGCGTCGAGGTAAAGGAGACGGTGGCCTTCCCGGCCCCGAGCGTCACATGGACGCGGGTCTCGGCTGCCAGTTGGCCGGTCTTGTGCGGCGCCGCCGCCTGGAGTTTGGGCAGGAGCAGGGCTTCAATACCCAGGGCGACCTCGTCTGCAATGGTGGCCGAGCGCAGCGCGGCGGTAATCGCCGGCAGCCGGTAGTTGTGCGTGAGCAGTTGCATGGTCATCATGGCTGCATCACCTTCACCATGGCACTGCGGTACGCAAAGAGGTTGGTCGCCGGGCTATGCACCGCCACGTGCTGCACCTGCAGGATGGGGGCGACGGCCAGGGAGGTAGGGTTGTAGCCCTGCAACGTGTCGCCGTCGCGCACGTCTACCCAGGCGGCGCAAAAGAAGCGGTAGTTGAACGCCGCGGCGGCTTCCCCGGCAATCAACTCCGGACGCAACAGGCTTTCTACCGGGATCAACGAGACCGGGACGAGCGTCGCTACCACGGTCGGGGTGTTCTGTTTGGTGGTGGCGTCATAGACCATGCGGCTAATCGACACCACGGCGTTGGTGGGGATCACGCGAACACCGGCAGGCTATAGCCGTCGAGGATGGCCTGGGCGTCCAGCGGGATAGCCCGCAGGGAGGACTGACCGACCTTGACCTCGACGTCGCGGCCGAGGTTGTAGCCGCTGAGGCCGTAGCGTTGCGGGTCGATCTGATAGACCAGCCAGTGAGCGCAGAGCATGGCGGCGACCAGGTTGATGTCGCCGGGTACCGGCTGGGACGGCGTGTAATCGACGTAGGCGAGCAGTTTGCCGCGCCAGTCGGCGTAGCCCTTGCTGAAGACGAGCCGCCCCGTGGCGGTGTCCTGTAGCTCATAATCCACGCCGGCCACGCAGAGGTAGAGCACGTCGTTGATGGCTGTGGTGCGCGTCTGCACCCGCTGGATGCTCCCGACCGGATGCTGCTTGAGGTAGACGGTCGGCGTATAGATTTTGTACTGCTCGGCCAGGATGGCCGGCGAGAGCCATGCCCGCCGGGTATAGCGGTCAATGTAGGCTTCGGCCAGGGGGATGAGGTTGGTGGCTTCGGTCTGCTGGGCAGCGGAGAGCGTCATGCCGAGATAGCCGCTTATGTCGGCCAGCACGCAGTAGCCCTTGGCAGCCATGGGTTAGTCCAGCGCCAGGATAGAGGTGGCGGTGGTCCCGGTGGCGTAGATGCGGGAGACGCGCAGGGGATGGACGATGCCGACTGCGAGGGCCTTGAAGAGCACGTTCGTGCTGCCCCCGACCAGGTCAGCGGTCAGGTCGCCGGCCACGCCGATGTAGACGCCGCGCGTCGCGTTGACGAGATCGACGGTGTTGCTGGGCGCGACGGCGACGGCTCGGCTATGCGGCCCGCCGAGGCCCGCCGAAGCGGACGCGAAACGGTCAACGGCCATGGTGCTCCCTTGGGGCGGTCTGGGTGCGCCAACCCCGGCACGTCGCCGGGGTCAGCACGGTGGGGGGGGGGCTAGACGGAGACGGCCGTCACGTCCTGGGTGGGCGCGAGGGCGAAGTCCCCGAACAGCACGAACACGGCGCTGGCGGCGCCGGCGGCGGCAGCCCCGGCTCCGGTCTGCAGCAGGAGCAGATAGCGCTCGCGCTTCGCCAGATCGATGTTCAGGATCTGGGAGGTCAGGCCACCCGCCGTGGTCTGCTGGGCAAAAGCCCCGCCGGAGACGTCGGTAAACGTCACGTTGTCGGCCGATTCCTGCAACTTGCAATCGCTGGTCGTGGCCACGCCGACGCACTTGCTGGTGAAGACCGCCGCGCCGCGCCGGAATGCCTGCGTATCCACGCTGGTACCGGTGACGGCCGCTGCCGTGATTGTCGCGGCGACGGAGGGATGGACATACATGTGATCGCCAAAGCGATGGATGTTGCTCATGGGGTTTGGGTTGCTTTCTACTGCACGGTTGCACCGAGGGCTACCCCGCCGGCAGCCGAGCCGGCGGGGTGGGGGCCACGCCTAAGCGTGAACCTGATGGACCTTCAAGCGCCACGGCTCGGCCACGATGCCGCCGAAGCGGAGCCGGCCAAGGATGAGCACCTGGTTGGTCTCGGCGTACAGTTCGCGCAAGACCTGGATCGAGAAGCCGACGCGGTTCAGGAGGTAATACCCTTTCAGGTCCCCGAAGATCGCGACGTAGGCGCTGGCGGCAACCGAGGGGGCGAACCCACTCAGCAGCACGTCGTAGCCCAGGAGCTTGCGGTCCTTGATGCTGGGCACCAAGCCGGAGTCCTGCAGACCGGAACCCCACAGGTAACGGCCGTTGCTGTCAACCAGCCCGGCAATCGCTGCGGCGGTGCTCGTCTTGTTCATGACCCATGTGGCGGCGTCGTCGTACTGCTCGGGCAGGGCGAAGGCGGTGCTGACCAGGCCGGCGGCGGTGATCAGGTTGGCGTTGCCGCTGGTCACGACGGCGGGCTGATTGACCGCGCCGGGGGCGAGGAATAGCCCGTAGGGCTGGCCCTGGCCGCTGCCGTTGAGGACCATGTTGTCACGCAGCAGGTCTACCGTTTCGGCAAACTTGCCAGAGACCCACGAGACGAGCGGGAACGCGGTGTCCTCGATCTGGTCGTTGGTCAGGGGCAGGCTCATCATGGCGGTCTGGACGCTGATGCGGGCCTGGCCGAAGATGGGGTCCGTCACGCGCATCGCGGTCGAGGACGACGGCACTTCGCCGGTCCAGGTAACGCGGATACCCGACGTATACAGATCGTCGGCGGCGTAGTTGACCTTGGGGATTACCAGCGCGTCGCGGCTGGTCTGGAGGCTCGTGACACGGCCGGCCACCCGCGTGGGGGTCGGCTCCTTGGCGATGATCTTCTCCAGAAAGTCTTCCGGCACGAGGAAGCCACCCTCTGTGTCGGCGCCCTCTTGCAGGGTCCGGATCTCGCTGGACTTCAGGCCGTTCTGGCCCTTGCGGAGATACGTGCGGAAAGCCGCCTTGTATTCCGGGCTGCTGATCTTGCGGAAGGTCGCGTCGTCTACGAGACCCTCACCGAACTGGTCGAGCAGGCGCACCGCCGGCCGGCCGTTGACGGTCGTGCGCTCCACCATGGTCTCCCCGGCGGGGGTCATACCAAGCTGGGAAGCCCCGGCCAGGTCGAGCATCCCGGCGCTCTTACCGGCGAAGTCGGCCATGCCGTTGACCGCTTCATGCTGGGCGATCTGGGCCTTGAGGGTATTGCCCTCGGTGATCAGACCTTCGAGCCGCTGGCTGTCTTCGGTCGAGAAGACGCCTTTTGCGGCGATGGCCTGCGCGTCGGTTACGACCTGACGCAGTTTGTCCTGTACTGCCTTGATGGACATTTGGTCTCCGATGGGGGGTGTGGAAGGCCCGACGCCAATGCGCCGGGAGCGGAGGAGAGAACGGGGGCAGGGCGCCCCCGTGGGGAGTGGGTGCTACTCGCTTGCGGCGGGCAGCGTGTCGAGGAACCAGCCCAGGAGGGCGACCTGCTGTTGCATCGCAGCGGGGGAGCGGAGCGCGGCGGCTTTCACCGCTTCGTCGCGTACTCGGTCCGCACCGCTGAGGGCATTCCGCAAAGTACCCAGGGCAACGTCGGCGCTCTCGATGGCAAGATCGAGGGCCTTCCGGTTGCCGCCGGAAATGCTGCGGGCTTCTGCCATGCGCCGCGTTGCCAGGTCTTCCGTGCGCTGGCTCAGGGCTTTGGCGTGCAAAGCCAGGCGTTGGGCGTCCAGGATAAGTGGCCCGGCGGCAGACTTTCGTGCTGCCACGGGCTGGTAGGTTTGCTCCATTTGGCGGGCGTCACCGAGCACCGGCTCGCCCTGCTCGTCCAGCGTGTATTGGACTTCCCAGAAGGTTTCCATGTCGTCGCCGTCGTCACAGTCGTAGTCGTAGCGGCAGACAAGCACATGATCCGCGAACGTGGCGACGATGCTGCTATAACTGTCACCCGCAAACGGGCCTTTTGCGTTGAGCTTCTCGCGCAGGTCGCCCATGAGGTCTTCATAGCTGCCGTCGATTTTGTCGGCGCTGCGCAGCGGTGCGCTGCGGGTGGCGTCGTCGGCGCCCGCGCCGTCCAACTCCTCGGCCTTGGCGGCGAGGGTGGCGAGCACGGCGTCGGCGTCAATGCCGATGGAGCGCAGGTGGGGAGCCACGCGGGCATATTCCAGCTCGGCATAGATATTGGCCGGCGTAGGGGTGAGGCTCATTTCCACCCAGGGCCAGCGCTTGATTTCGCCGGTCTTGTGGTCCTCCTGCACCAGGTGCCCCATGGCCCCGCTGCTGAAGTAGAGCTTGCCCGCGCTGATCAGCCCGGCAATGTCTTCGTGGTAGGCGCTGCTGGCGTCCAACTGAGCTTGCACCCAGACGCCATCGCTCTTGGTCTCCCAGGCTTTGACCCGACCGACGACGGCCACGTCGGTCTTGGGGTCCAGGCCGTGCTGATACAGCAGCGGGTGCTCCGTTGGAAACCAGTCGAAGCAAAAGTTCGTTTTCAGCGAGAAGTGCGTGCCGTAGAGGTCGCGGCCGTTGATCGGCCCGCCGAAGGGCATGCCCCAGCCGACTATCTGGTCGGGGGCGTCGGCCTCAGCGGAGCGGACCGCAAGCGCGGTGGCAGGAGGGGTCTGGACGAGCTTCATGGGGGGTGGTGGCTTTCTGACTACGGGGGGGAGAGTGGCGCGCCGGGGGGGCGCGTTTACCAGTAACGGGAGGCGGGGGAGCCACCCTTAGCGACCTGGAGCCGGGTCTGGGCGGTCAGGGAGTGGAGGCGCAGCGCGGCTTGCTCGCAGCGGTCGTTGGCGGCGCGCAAGGCGTCGATATAGTCCTGCTCCGGCGCGCCGACCAGGGGCATGGCGAACCCGGCGCAGCCAGGCTCCGACGCGAGGCTAGCGGCGATAACGTCGGCGTGGCCGAGCATGAGCCGGTAGGGGCCTTCGCGCTGCATAGCGGCGTCGGCGCTGGTGAGGGCGTCCTCGGCCAGGGTGCGGTAGCGGGCGACCTCGCCGGCCAGGCGGCGTATCTCGGTGCAGAGGCGCAGGGGAGCGCTGGCGGCCGCTTCGATGGCGGCTATGTCCTGCTCGTAGTCGGCGGTCGTGACGGTGGGGGCCATGGGGTGCCTTTCGTTGGTGCTCACTGGCCGTGCCAGGGGGTAGCGATGCTCGTGTAGGAGATGCGCCAGTAGTCGAGGCACGACGGGTGCGGGATCTCGCCCACCGTGTCGTCGTCCAGGTCGTAGGGGTTGCCCTGGGCGATGGCCTGGCAGAGTTTGCATTGGAGGCTATAGCCGAAGGACGCGCTGCCCTTCGCGCCGCTGCGCTTGATGAAGTCGCGCTGCGCGGCGCCGGCGGCGGTGGCGGTCTCGGTGATAGCAACCTGGGCGGTCTTGTGGATGCTGCGCGTGACGAGCCAGCGCACCAGCAAGCGTTGGGCTACGTCCGGCGCCGTGTCTAACGGGATGGTGTCAAACGCTGCCTGGGCTTCCCGGCGCAGGGTGTCCTGGATGGCCTGGGCGGTCTCGGTGGCGTGCTGCTCGATGGCGGCAACCACGTCGGAGTTGCTGATAATCAGCGTCGCCGGCACGTCCTGGCCAGCGGCCTCTAGTTCCGCGCGTATCACCGCTTCATAGGTGCGCGTCCAGACCGTGCGCAGGATGCCCGCCAGCGTGGTCGGGTCGCCGGCCAGGTCTTGCCCGGCGGCGAGCAGCGCCGTGGCGGCGGCGAGGGCGGTGGCTACCCGCTGCCGATCGGCAGCGCTGGTGTCCTGCGTCTGGGGGTCAGACATGCGGCCTCCGGTGCGCCGGTACGTCGGCCCACGCCTGAGCGACGATGCGCCGGTTGCGACGGATGAGGCGCGCCTGGCGTAGCGCAGCGCGCGCCGCTGCCGGCGACGGCCGGTATTGCAGCTCGTTGGTGCTCGCGGAGAATGAGATGGACACCGGGGCGACGGACGCCGCGAGGAGAGCGGCGGCGGTGCTATCCACGCTTGTATGCCTCGTAGGCGAGGGTAGCGGCTTGCTGGCGCAGGCGTTCGCGGACCTGCTCGGTTACACGCTCGCCGGCCAGGGTGGCGGCGCGGTCAATGAAGGCAGCCAGGGCGGCGCTGCCGAGGGCGCCGGACACGGTAACGGGGCTGAGCGGGGGCAGGTCGCCCGTCTCCAAATGGAGGCTCACCCGGGCCGCGCCGGTGCTCTGGCGGTAGGAGTCCAGCGTGGGCTGGGCTTGCATGCCGAAGCGCAGGATGTTGGAGGGAGTGATGCTAGGAGCCATTGTCTGCCGTGCCTTTCTGCATTGCCTGGGCGAATTGGCCGTCTTGCTGGCCGTACCAGTCCGTTAGCTTGCTGGCGGCTGCATGCACTTCGTCACGCAGCCACTTGGGCGCATGGGGTTCGAGGGCGAACGCCTTCTGGGCGCCGCCCTGTTGCGCCGGCGCAGGCGGGGTACCGGGGGGAGCGATCTGGGGAGCCGGCTTGCCCGCCTTTTGCTTCTCCTCCGGGCCGCCGTCGGGATCGTCCCCGGCGTCGGCCGGCGCACGCTTGGACGGCGCGCCGGCCGCGATCATGGGGTCAATGGCGGTACCCGACATAGGGGTCAAGTACTGGTCGCCGTCCTCGCGGGGTGGCAGGTTGACCACGAGCACGCGGAACTCGTTCTTGGTAATGGCGCCGAGCTTGTAGCCGTCGATCAGGGGTTGCTTGGCCCGCGCGGTTTGGTTGGTGAGGGCCTTGACCTTGGTGGTGTCGAAGCGCGTGACGATGTTGGAGTCGTACTCGCCGGCCACGCCAAGCTGGTATTGCCCCTCGTAGCGCGTCCACTTCGAGGAGCACGTCGTCTCCGTGAAGTACTCGCGCTGCTCCTCCATCGTGGCGCGGATGCCGGATTCCAGGCCGACCAGCAAGCCGACCAGGATGGCCGGCACGCCGTAGGCGGCGGCGATGCGGCTCTCCGCGATGCGCCTCAGTTGGGGGAATTCCAACTGCTGCAGCGAGAAGCCGGTCTGGGTAACGGTGGTCTCGGCGTCGATCACCATGGGCTGGCCGCGGTTCAGCCCGCCGAATTGGTCCATGAAGGCGTGCTTGATGATCGAGGCGTCCTCGGCGTTCTTGATCCTGTTCTTGGTGGTGAGGATCGTGCCGGGGATGGCGTGGTTGTGGAGCAGGGCGCCGACGAAGGTAGAGGCCTGGTTATCGGCGCTGACCTCGCGGGCGAGCACTTGGAGGGCGCCCAGCCCTTCCACGATGCCTCCGCTGTCGCCTACCGGGTCGGGGTTGACGAAGGTGAGCACGTCCTTACGGGGGATCGGTATGTAGTTGGTGGTACCGGGGATGAGGTACGTCCAGCCGGAAATGACGCGCTGGCCGGGGATGATGCTGTCACTATAGATCGGGCCAACGCGGTCTGGGCGCAGCGGCCAGAGGCTGATGATGGCGCCGGTACGGTCCCGTTCCTTCCACCAGCAAGCCCTGCCGGTGATGCCGACGTACAACTCCGTTAGCTCCCACATAGCGTGGCCGGTCATGAGTTCGTTGGGGTTTTCCATGAGCTTGACCAGCGGATGGTCCCAGGGCAGGGGGGTTTCGTTGCCGGTCGAGGGGTCGCGCATAACGGCGATCAGGGGCGGCTCGGAGACGGCGGCGCAGAGCACGCGCAGACAGGCGTAGACGGCGGCGTTCCCGGCGTAGCCCTCCCTGGCAAGCTCCCAGAACTTGGTCGAGATGAGCCACAGGAGGTTGGCGAGGTAGGACGGGATGAGGGTGATGTTGGCGCTGGAGGCGCGCTTCCAATCGACCATGCCGGAGACGCCGGCGCGCAAGGCGCTGCCGACGGTGGCGAGGATGCTACGTTGGGCCAAGGGGGATGCCTCTCATTTACGCGAAGCCCATGGCGTTCAAGATGGCTCGCTTCTGTGCCTCGCGACGGGTCTCCGCGGTGTCCTCCGGCGGCTTGCCGCCGCGCTCTACCTTTTCCATAAAGGCGTCGTCCTGGCGGTACCAGCCGAAGGGCAAGCCCCCCTGCTGCTGCGCCGCTACGTAGGCGTAGACCTCGGCGTGGGCATAGTGGTCGGGTCCGTTTTGCTCGTAGTGCGGCGTCGGGTTGCCCCGGCTGTTGTCGGCGATGACCCGGATCGGGCTGCTCATGTGACGGTAGTACTCGCCGTGGCCGGCGCGGTCGGTGTCGCCCCCGAGCGCGTAGGCGCCCTGGGGCAGGATCAGCCGCCGTTGGGCGACCATGGCTTGTACGGCATCGAGCGCCGCCGTCCGGTTGATCTTGACGACGGGTTCGTCCTTTGACCAGGTGCAGAGTTCGTTTGCCTGGTCGGCTCCCCAATTGGGGTAGTACGCGACGGTGACTCTGCCGGGCCAACGCTCGGCAAACTCGCGGGCCTTACGGGTTTCGGGGTTGGCGTCGATAACGCAGGTCGAGACGTTGAAGCGCACCATCAGGGCGTCCAACTCCTCAAACGTCCGGACGCTATCCACGAGGGCAGCGCGGGCGCGGCCGTCGCGTTCGGCGGTGTTGATGCGGATGTGTAGGCGCGCGCCGACGTCCACGCCCATGACACTGTCCTTGGCGGCGGTAGGCAGGGTGCTAAAGGTGTCATCCGACATACAGGCATCCAGCTGTGCGGCGTCCATAGCCCCCCCGGCGGGCAGCCACGGGATGCCGCAGTCGGAGTTGTAGAACTCCTGGGTCTCGCTGGCGCTGGTACGGCCGTCGAGCACGCGCCGCTGCGTAGCGGCCAGGACGGCCAGGTCGACGCGCGGCGAGAGA